TTCATAATGCTGATGTCCCAGGTTCAAGTCCCGGTGTAGCCACCATATTTTTCAAGGGGTTAGCGCAAGCTAACCCCTTTTCTTTTGCCTGTGGTGACTACAAAGTGACTACAGCGTGTCTACCTCTTCCCCCTTCCCTCTTCCCTCTCCCCCTGCCCTACCCTTCGGTCATCAGCCAGTAGAGACAAGGGACATGTTCAGTGAACAAGGCTTCTACTGATCTACCTGACTAGCGAAGTGCTTCACCTGATACAGCGGGGACAGGCTCATAGCCGAGGCCAAATGCTCCGGCGATAGGTGCGCATACCGCATGGTCATCGTGATCGATGAGTGGCCGAGGATCCGCTGTAGGGTCAGGATGTCCCCTCCCCCCATCATGTAGTGGCTGGCGAAAGTATGGCGGAGAATGTGGGTCATCTGGCCCGGCGTCTGGAACCCGCAACGCTGATAGGCGCAGCGGAACGCGGCGCGGCAAGACATGAACAGGCGGCCAGATCCAGGCATGCCCACCTTGAATATCAACCTCTCCAACTCGTCCGGGATCGGCACTGATCGGCTCTGCCGATTCTTGGTCCGGTGATAGTGCACCTTGCCGCCATGCACAGCGCCCCGTGTCAGGCTTTCCGCCTCTTCCCAGCGGGCTCCCGTGGCGAGACACAACAGCGCGACCGGATAGGTATGGTTGTTCGTACTGGCCTTGCACTCTTCCAGCAGTCGAGCGACCTGATCCAGGGACAGAAACGTAAGTTCGACCTGATCCGTCTTGATTTGCCGGACCTTGCCCAGCGGGTTTTCCTTGTGCCAGGAGCCCAGGCGAATCAGTTCAGAGAAGACCGCCGACAAGTAGCGTTGCTCGTGATTGACCGTCTCAGGCTTCACCTCGGTCAAGCGACGTTGCCGGTAGCGTGCCCACGCCAACGAATCGAACTCGAACGCCAGGGGGTTCCCTAGCCGCTTCGCCAGCGCCTCACAGCGCGCCAAGCGTTGCTTGCCATCCTTCAAGGTGCAGCCGTGGAGGTCATACCAAACCTTCACCAGATCGGAGAGACGGTCATCCAGCGGTCGGCCCGTCTCGCCCTTCACGGCAAAAAAATCCTGCTCATAGCGAATCGCGGCAGACTTGGTGGCGAAGCCTTTCTTGCGAATCCTGCGCCCGGAACGACCATTCTCATAGAAGTCAGCCGTCCACGTCTTGCCGTCCTTGCGTACCGTCATATCGCATATCCCTTGCGCAGATAGCGATCACACATGAGCTTGTGTATATGCCTTTCCAGATCGCGACGAGTCCAACCCTTGGCGAGATAGTGGTCTTCGATAACGTGCCAGAACTCCAATTTGCGGGCGGACTCAATAGCCTTTTTTGCCGGGACACGCTCCCGCGCGATCAGGCTCACGAACTGGCCGAGAAACATCTCGCAGTTACGTCCACTGAAACCCTTGGCAGTCTTGTAATAGCGCCGATACTCGGTGCGCTCGATCAGCGGATCGCACTCGACTTGGACGCGAGCATCCTGGCTGATCAGGCTCCAGAAGGCGTCATACATGCCCTCCCGGGAGAGCACACGGAATGCCTCGCAGGCATAGTTCCACAGCCCCTGTAGGTGCGGGCAAAGGCCCTCGTAGGTGCGGCAGCCGATGACCTCTCCCGAGGCCATACGTGAGCCTTCGGAGAACTGCTGGACGATGGAGTGGTGATAGCGAAACTCGATCCGCCACACCGTTTCCAGGGGGTTATAGGCCGGGTCGCCATCGCCGAACGGATCCCCGTTCAGGGTGGCCCACACGCTTTCCCAATAGTCGAGCTTGTCGGTGGCCCGAGCCTGGAGGGTCTTGTTATAGATCGACAGTTGCAGGCCGTTGGCCGAGCCGAACATGTACGTCTCGCCACGCCCGTAGACCGAGGCGTTGCCGTCGAATTCGATCCGCTCGATCCCACTGATTTGCCGTACCCGACGCGAGCGGCAGTGCATGCGATCAACGAGATCAGCCGGAGGCGTCCAGCCCTGCACATCCAGCGCGATATGCACGGCTGCTTGGTTGGTCTCGCAGTGACTCAGCACCGCTGCGGCCAGGTCATCCAGCACGCCCTGGAGGATACGCGGGTCGGCGCCGTCAATGGCGTGGGGCGACACCTCGATCTTGAGGTGCGAGCCAATGGTGTCGACCTTGATGTTGTGGTTCTTGATCAGCAGGATCAGGCCCATTTCGGCGTTCTGCAGGCGGTACTGATAGCCAGAGTCGCGACCGATACGGCCCTTGGACCATTCGTAGCCGGCGAACTCGACCACATCCACCGACAGGTCAAACAGCGCCATGACTTCCGGCCGGAGCTTGCCGTTGTACAACTGCCGCACGGTGTCCACGCCACACCGCAGGATGCGCACGCCTGACAGGTCGGTGAACTGTCCATTGAGCGGGTCCATGAAAAGCATCCCCTTCGGGGACTTGTGGAAATCCCCGTTCTCTTCGAGGACCAGTCGCGTTGGATGGATCGGAGTCTTCATGTTCTTTACCCGTTAATGAGGTTCTATGGGGTTGCTGATCGGGGGTTATCTGACGTGTTACAGGGGCGTCGGCCGGCCCCGCCGTGGCGCTTGCTCACTCCGAGACGAGCCGTTCGCGCGCGCCCCGGCCAGGCCGGCTACAGCGGCCATACCGGCCCCGTCGGCGTCACCGCGAAGAAAAAGCCCGCCAGATAGGCCAGGAACGCCAGCCCCAGAGCGGCGAAATAGCTTGTCCAGTTCATCGGCTCCCCCTCAGTTGATCGAGCGCGGCAAGCGGCTGGTGTCAGGAACCACCGTCACCCGCACGGCGGCGCCGTTCGCGGCGGCGGGCGGCACGCTCGGCGCGGCGGCCTGAGCCGGCGGCGCATTGCCCAAGGCACTACGCCCGGCGCAGGCGGCATAGCCGGACCAACCGCCCTTGAAGCTCAGTTCCGCAGCGCAGTTGCCCCGCGGCACCACGGCATAGCCGGTGTCGGTCAGGTCGCGATCGGTGAGAGTGAATTCGCTGCCGTCCTGGCCCCGGACGGCGAACAGATAGGTGCGGCGCCCGGAGGCGGACAGCAGGGTCGCCTTGACGATGAAGTCGCGGCCGGCGAAGGGATGCCCTACAGGAGCAGCGCCCGGAACGCCTGGGTGCCCAGGTACATCATCAGCAGCATCAGGATCAGCCGCACCAGTAACACGCGCAGCACCCACAGTAGGACCGGCTTGAGCAGGCGCAGCAGTTCCAGCAGCAGGCGGCGATACAGGGTCGCCCATGAGCAAACGAGGTCCACCGTCATAAACCACAGACCCAATAGCAAGGGCCGGAATTGCCATGAATAGAAGAATCTTAGGTTGTCTAAAAAGGCTCTTGCCGGCGATGGTGTCGGTGACGGAGCCGGTGGCTGTCGATTCATAGAGGGCGAAGGTCTCCTGGCGGATTTTCTTGATCTCGACGATCACGTCGCGGGCCGGCGGTTTGTTGTCCTGCGCCGAGTGCTGGCTTTCCTTGTAGCGGCCCCGAATGCCGATGACGGCGAGGTTGGAGTGCAGATAGGCCTTTTCCGCCGTCATGCGGATGTCGTCGCGGATATAGGCGATGTTCGGCGTGGTGAGGATGATGTCCCAATTGAAATGCCGGTGCCGGGTCCAGGCATCCAGCCAGCCCATGGGCCGCCCGGCTGCCTTGGCCGCTTCCGGGCCGTCCGGGAAGTCGAAGCGCTTGAGGTCGGCTTCGCGCCAGGACTTCAGAAAGATCAGTTGGGTTTCGTCGAAGATGATGAACGCGCCACGCGGCGCCCACATGAACCAGGTGCGCATCTTTTCCATGTCATCCAGGTCCTCGAGGTCGAGGTTGATGACGTCGCAGCTGGAGGGCGTCTCCGGCATCACCTGGAAGATCCGTTCGCGGGTCAGGCCGCGCACGTTGGTGATGATGACGCGGCCCTTCCTGATCGCGGGAATCAGGTCATCTTGGATCGCGCCGGAGGTCTTGTAGGAGCCGTTCGGGCCGTGATGAATCTTGATCGCCATGTCACTTACCTATGAAGGGGATGAAGGACATGGAGAAGCGCGTGCCGATGGCGGCGAAGATCATGTTCACCGCGTCCGGCAGGCCGAAGAACGCCAGCAGCGAGCGCAGGTCGCCGTCCAGGGACGAGTAATAGGACGTGATGGTCGAGCCGATACCGATGCCGCCGACGACTTCGCGGAACGCCTTGTAGCCGATTTCCGCGACGAACAATTGCATCTCGAACCAGCCCTTGATGGCCATCTTGGTCAGCAGGACAAAGGCGTCGGTGACGAAGTCATAGACGCCGCTGTAGAGGAAGTCCCAGAGGGATTGCATCCAGGCGAGAATGTCGGAAAGAAAGGGAATGTCCATGGCGTTTCCTCAGGAGCGATAGAAAACGATCCATCCGGCCAGAATCGCGGCGATGAACAACACCACGTAGCGGATGACGGAGAGTTCTTGGGCGTACTGGGTGAGGCAGACGTCGTAGCGCTGGCCGAGGGCGGTAAAGTCCCAACACGGCAGGGAGCCACCGCCGGTGCCCAGGTGAATATCGAACTTGGAAGCGAGGACGCTTTCGAACTTGCCTTGCAGTTCCCGGAAGTCCTTTTGCGCCTTGGCGATGGCGTCGTCGTATTCCTTGATGGTCTTGTCGAAGGAGCCTTGCTTCGGCTCTTTCAGACCACCCCCGCCGGAGCCGTCGCCGCCATCGCCACCGGTCCCGCCGCTGGAGCCGGACCCGTCGCCATCGCCGCCGCTACTGCCGTCACCGCCGGGCGTGCTGCCGCAGTCACTGCCAACATGGCCCTGACAGGGGTTGTTACCGCCACCGCCCCCACCGCCGCCGCCACCACTGGAGCCGTCATCGCCACCGCCGTTACCGGGCTTGGTGCCGCCATCGCTTCCACCGTCACCGCCGGGCGGGTTGCTGCCACCATCGCCCCCAGTGCCGCCGTCCCCACCCGGAGGCGGACCGTCACCTGGGCCCACGTCGCAGCCAAAGGCACAGGAGCCATTGGAGGTGAACCAGTTACCGGTGAACGAGCCGATGACCTTGCAGTACGTCGCGCCGGCTTGCCCCTCAGCGGGGCCGATACAACCGTCAATCGAACTGACGGCGATCTCGCAGCCGAGGTAGTTGATGAAGCGGGAGATCGGCGCTTGATGGGATTTTTCGTAGAGCGAGCCGGCCAGGATTTCGCACTTGTTTTCCTTGCACTCGCCGGTCTCTTTATTGAAGTCCGTGCCTTCCGGGCAACTGTCGCCGGTCAAGATGGCAGTCTTCGTCTCCCAAGTGATTCCACCAGTACCCGAAACACTGCACTGAACTTCCTTGTAGCTCAGTTTGTTGACTTTCTTTAGCCAGTTGGCCGACGTGTTATCGAAGTAGTACTGGCATGCCGCCGTATAGGATGGAAAGAAGGCCGTGGGATTTCCGGGGATGGAAATCTTCCATTGGTAGAAGTCCGCGTGGGCCGCCGATGCGAGCACCAGGGCGAAAATGAGTAGTACGAAGCGAGGCATAAAAAAGGGGCCTTTCGGCCCCTCCTCCTGTCACTGATACTGGCCGATTTTCAATCCCGTCAGCAGCGCGGACGCCATGAATGCGCCCAGCATCAGGGACCAGATCACGTCAGGCCTTGCGCATCGCGCCGATGACCAGGGCGAGGCCGACCAGCACCGCCACGGCGGCGATCACCAGCTTGGCCACGGACCCGCCATCAGTGCTGGCTTGCGCCAGAACCCCCTTGGTGGTTTCGTCGAGCAGCGATTCGGCGAAGGAGACGTTGGCCACGGCCAGGCCGACGGTGGCGATGGAGGCGTTGCGGAACAGGGTTTTCATTTTTTCCATGATTGGAACCTCATTAATTGCGCGCTTTGCGCATGGCGGAAATGATCAAGCCAGCCCCCAAACCAACGGCGAACAGCCCGATGGTCCCGGCGAAGCCGAGGCGGAAGGCCGACGGGTCGAAACCACCCATCAGCAGAGTCAAATAGCCCTCTGCCTCAGGCGGCAGCAGGTAGGTCTGTATCCACTCAAGGTGCGTACAGCCAACCGTGCCGTCCGCGTTCTGGACCCAGGTCTTGCACACTTGAACCGATACAGAGCCTTCCATTCGTGCAGTCCTCAAACAGCCAGGGAGGCCGCCAGGCCGTCGATCCAGCCCCAGGCGTAGCCGGTGGCCAGACCTACCGCGAACAGCGAGAGATAGCGGAGCATCGCGGCCTCCTACGACTTACGCCTTGGCGTCCGGGGACTTGTCTTGTTTGTCCTGGCCCTGCGGCTGCTGGGCCGGGCGCGGGGCTTGGGCTTGTGCTTGCGGACGAGCCGGGGCTTGGGCGGTCGGCGCGGTCGGCTTGCCGCCCACGGCCAGCAGATCCACAAGGACCTGGGTATTGGTGATCCGGCCGAAACGATCTTGGGTCGGGCGGACCACGCTGGCGAACTTGCAGAGCACCGGCTGACCTTCGAAGACGATGGCGTCCAGCAGGGTCGGCTCGATGTTGTATTCGCTGATCTCGAAGCCCTTGGCGTTGCCACGGGCGCCTTCCGGGATCGGGGCGATGGACTGGACCGAGGCGTAGATTTCCCCGGTCTTGGTCGAGGTATAGGTGTCGGTCTTGGTGACCCACAGTTCGACGACGCCGCCTTGGGTTGCAAACATGTTCATCGGTGTTTCTCCTTCAATTCGCCTTTTTCGGCGTGAGTTGTCCCGCTGCTGCAAATTCGGCTGTTTCGCCTTCATTCAGCGGTGTTGGGTGAAAGTGATTTGTGGGCGATCCCTTCGGGCCGGGCTCTATTCGCTAGCGAACCAAGCCAACCACGGGTGTTCGTCTCGGCCCATTCGGGTAACGACCCCTATCGCAACGTCGTCGCCGACGGCCAAGGGAACGCTTCCCCTTGGAACCCGCAGAGCAACACCAAGGGCTCTGCCCTTGTCATCCCGCTCTTGCCGCCGAGGGCTCGGGAGCGCGGGGCGGAGGAGCTGCCCCACACTCCCAAGCAGAGGCTGTTTCAGGGGGGAGGCGTTCAAGGGTGCGCTGCGCCCGTGCTTCCGTTCGCCGGAACGATGAAGCTGTTCCGACGAGCCGGGAGCGCGGCCCTTGACCGGATCGGCCACGGTGCGGGCGGCCTGGATCAGGCAGAGCAGGAGCAGCGCTTTCAGGGTCTTAGCGAGCATGGGTCAGCCCTCCAATTGGAATGCTTCGCGCACGGGCACAAAGGGCGTGGGCTTCCCGCTGTCGTGCACAACGTGCCAGTACTTCGGCGGACGCCGGGACGGATCGTGTTTCGCGCAGAAGGAACGGGGACGGCAGAGCCAACGGCCATCTTCCCGATAGGGCAGCCCAGGGGGACGGCAGTCCGGACACGGCGACGGGCTGTGCAATGGGATGACCTGCCTTGCGGACCAGCACACAGAGCAGCCGCAGTCCGGGGCGTGGGTTTGGCGCAGGTAGTAGGGACTGGCGGCCATGGTTCATGCCCTCACCCCACGGATGCGGTACACCTGCCGAGCGCGTTCGCGGGTCAGGCCGAAGGAGCGGCGGGCCTCTTCTTCGGTCGGGAAGACAGCCACCGACTCTTCGACCCAGCGCTGGCATTCCACGCGGGAAATGCCCTGATGGACGCGATGCCAGCGGCGTTGCCGAGTCGGGCCGTGGAAGGTGCACATTTCTACGAGGTACTTAATCACCGTCGTAATCCCCCTGGCAGAAGATCGACTTGCCCCGGTCGAGGTCACGGCGAATACGGTGCAGGTTCACCACGCGGCGACGGCCAATCTTGGCAGTCGGGATCGTCTTGGTTTCCACCCAGCCCCGCACCACGTCTTCCGTGATGTCTTCCAGGCCCAGCATCTGCGCGAATACCGCCTGCGAGCAGAACGGCGCAGTGCGGAAGTCCGTGACCTTTTCCACAGCACCTGTGACGGTGAACCCCACTATTCCAGACTCTTCCATGGTTTTGCCCTATAATCGCAGCACAAAAGATCAATTCACTGAAATAATTTCAGTGAATTAGTGAAGTGAATATTAAGCAAATCCCTCTGTCAGTGGAATAGTTTCAGAGAGTATTTTTATAACATTATGGAATCAATTCAGAGCAGAGCTAGAACATTAATTGATAAGGCGGGAATTGACCGTCTCGTCAGGCATGGAGAAATCAGCCACTCTCGCTGGCAGAGCGTTCGCTACAAAGAAATTCGAATGAGCACCGAAGAACTAGAAGTTCTCCAAGCACTGTTTCCGCAATATCGGCTATGGCTAATAAGTGGAGAAATCATGCCGGAGGCGGGACAGGTGAGCCCAACATTTGAGGAAGCCAATAGAAACTTGATCGGACAAAGCGCGGGATAGCGATTACATCGGAAGTGACTAAGCGCTGGTATACCCGGAAACCGAGAAAGTTCTTATTTTAGTAATCTCCCATAATCCAAAACTATAGAAGCATGCGGCCAGAATCTGAAAACATAATCATAAAGGGGCTCCTGTGAGTACAGCTGTAGCCACTGAGGAAGTAGTAGTTTCAGATATCTTGGACTCTCCGGAGGCAGGCTCTATTCAGTTTTACTCACAAGAACAACAAGCACTGCTGATAGGCGAGATACACGCAGCGTGGGAAACCTGCAGAAAAGCGGTTGAAGCTGGCGACAAAGATCTTATCCGAGCCCTGCATATAAGTGCAAAGCTACACGACCAGTCAACTGACTTCAAAAAAATACAAAAAAATTTGCATAAACACAAAAGCTACTTTCCACTTGGACAAAATATAGATCCCGGAAAAATAAAGCCTCGATTAGTAGCTGTAAAAGAAAAATCTTTAGAAGAAGATCTTTTCAGAATAACGAGAAGCTATTGGTCTATGCCTTATTCAAAAGGATATGGCCGTCGCCTGCGCTTTATTCTTATTGACGAACACCATGAGGCAGTTATTGGAATTATAGGCCTCCAATCCCCTTCGGCGGACCTAGCCTGCCGCGATCAATACTTAGGCATCGAAAAAGATAAAAAGCTAGAGCTAGTAAATAACACTTTGGACGCTTATACGATTGGAGCAACTCCGGCCTATGCAGCGCTACTCGGAGGAAAACTCGTAGCGGGCTTTCTTCACTCCGAAGAAATAAGAAAGCAATACTGGCGAGTCTACGGAAATAAAAGAACAACTCTTTTGAACCGCAAAACACCACAACCATTACTTGCAATAACCACCGCCAGCGCTTTTGGAAAAAGCTCAATCTATAACCGACTAAAGTATAATGAAACTCTTTTGGCCAAACCTCTCGGATACACCAAGGGATATGGCACTCTACACCTTGAAAGTATTTACCCTAAGATCGTCGATTTTCTGAAATTTAGCGGAAAGCACGTTCCAGCGGGATTTGGCAATGGCCCCAAAGTTAGATGGCAGAACATAATAAAAGGATTGGCAGAGCTCGGAATATCTAGAGACTATCTTGCTCACGGTCTAAAGCGGGAAATTTATATATTTGAATTTGTCGACAATCTAATCGAGGTGTGCCGAAACGGAGAGACCCCAAATATGACTCGCTTCGACGATAATGGCTGGAGTGAATATTGGAAAGAAAAATGGGGGGTGCCTCGTTCCTTAAAAAACTCTCACTGGAAATCCGTGGACTCTGTGAGCGAGATTTTACGCGCCATCCCCCAACGAGAAGCTATTGTTTCTTAAGCCCGAGACTCAATCCTCCATAACTCAAGACCCCGACGATCAAAGGGGCCAAAAAATCCCATGCAGTGATCGTCCCCGAGGATGATAGTTTAAATACAGCAAATCCGGCTGCTACACCTAAAAGTAGCGATGCTATGTGAGGCATAAATCGACCGATTCTTAGCGGAAAATCGTACCTGGCCAGCACTGCCTCTTTTCTCTCCTTCGATGGAAGAATGAGACTGATAACCTCATTTAATACTGCATCCCCTTGCTTGCCCGGATCTGCTGATCCGTATTCAAAACTTATAGTCCTAATCGAGACGTGGCCATCTTCAACTTTAAAAATTGGAGCAGTTGAAATCCCTACAGTCTTAACATCTCGCCGTGAATCAACCCGAACACGCCGAGAACTGATAAAGCTCGCCGCTGAGTTAGAAAACTCAAAAACCACCTCACCTATAGGATTTTTGAATGCTTCTCCACCATTTCGAGAAATAGTGTGAACGTCAAAATAATAACTTCGCGCCATTTCCAGAGTTAGACGTCCGCCCCAAGAAATTTTGGATTTCGTTTTATCTTTGGGATTAATATAAAAAAGGAACGGCACCCCGGTCGCTGTTTTTCCTCCGACCAGAGCATCAATCCCCCAAAACGCTTCCGAAACCTTCTCCCATCCGCTTACATCTTTATTTGAAGACAAAGCCGTCAGAGGTGCATCCAGTTTTTGCAGATAGCAGCCGCCGCGGCTGCTACTACCAAAAGTCAAAGGAATGTCTTTCCCGACTAGCTTTAGCTCATCATAAAATCGACCATTAGCGTTCTGCTCGAAAACAAAATCCTCTAATAGTACATCTACAACAAGAACACTCCCCTGCACCTCGGCCGAAGCAACCTCACCCCGTCGAAGTGGAATTGCCAAACTACTTCCCGCCGCACTAGTTCCGCCGAGAGCTATTAAGACATGACTGCACGGAAATCTACCGCTAGCAACCTCGCCCCACAACTGGTTAGAAACATATTGCTTTCGATATCTGAGTCTGACCCTTGCCCCCATTGGCATACCAATTACATGAAGGACATCCTCAATGAATCTTCGATGGTGCAGGCTCGTTAAGCAAACCCAAACTTGCTCCGAGCCACTGAAAGCCTTACCGAATCTCTTCATCTTCCCCACGCTCATAAGCTCTTAACGCACAAACTTCCAACACTTGAAAGTAAATCTTTGATAACTCGAGAGCTGCCCAAATCCAGTTTATACAGTTTACCGACCCCTTGAGAATATGTATCAGCAGAGAAAGAAAGTGGCCTGGCGTTAACAAATGCTACTTCTCCCCTCCCGGAAAGCGCCAGGGCTACTCCAATTGCCTGGGCCTTAGTTCCTAAATGAACAATTGAGATATTTGACCCTGAGTTACCATCTATTTGCCCATATAGAATCTTAGCGCTTCCCTTATAGTCCAGCGCATCACAACTACACCATCGTTCATCAGGAAGGCTAACCGGCGCATCCTCGCCCGTCCCGTAAACCAAATCGATTGCAATACTATGGGCTTGGCGCTGTCTCCATTCGTGTTCATCGTTAGCAGCTGATGGTAAAACCCAAAATGCGGAATTCTCTGATCCGCTTTTTGGAACCACGCCCAGATGGCCAAGGCATCGTTCTAAACGAGCGGAGAACATTGATGGGAAAGCGATGACGTAAGTCGGATTTGACTCCTGATGCAACCCAGGCATCAGCTCATTAACTTCAACACCATTAACACCATGTTCTCTGTAATCACAACTGCTCCACAGATTTATAGGGACATCTCGATCAATTAGAGATGGCTCATGGTAACTCTCTGCCGTCGCATAGAAAATCGTAAGGTGAGAATCCACGGAATGATTAAGAACAGTGTAAATGGCAGAAACTATTAAAGTGGAAGACGCCCCACTAATATCTAGTCCAATTTTAACACCATCACCAGCGTTGCTTATCTCAGCGGAGATAGCCTTATAGATGCAGTCGGGAGAGTCCGCATTAAAAAAGGAGATATCTTCGCACAAACCCGCCAGCAACGGCTCCAGCACAGCATACCGACGCGCATTATCAGATATATTAGTTTTATATTGACCAACAAGTATTTTCTTTCGAATTTTTTCGTGACTTTCGGATATCCGACCAGGTACACATAGAACTCTATCTTCGAACCCAGCGGCACAGATGAGAATATCAATTTCGTCTGAAACTTTCTCGACCTCTGTCAACTGAGGAAATCTTGCCATTACATCATCAATTGAAATGGAAGAAACTGTGAATGCTTTCCTAATCACAGGACATCCTCCGAAAGATCGCCAAACAAATCATCACTAGAACTCGGCGCATAGCGCGCGTATGTGCTTCTTGAGAACGCATCTGGATTAGTTAGAAACTCGGCAAAATCTTCCAGTCGTTTAATGTCAATATAGCTTTCACGAACCAAAGAAGTACCAAAGCTTGGTAATAGTGACGCACGTAACTGCCACCGCAAAGTGCGCCGCTCCGATGATTCTTTACCTCGACTAGACGGAAGCTGAACAAATATAGCGCGCCGCACTAACTCTCGCATAAGCGCTACGACACCTTCGCCATTAGGCAGCTGACTTAACGCTTCCTCTACTTCGGCGCCGGCAGGTAATGTCATTTCAATCCTATATCGCCGGTGATAAACTGGATCGCCTTTCTTATCGAAGCGGTCTGGAGACTCCACGAGCAACTTTTTCGCCAATTCGCCATAACTCGCCAAGACCTTAGCCATCTCGGTCCCATAAGGATGATAGCCTGAAACTCTATCACGCAAGGCCGTTGAAACCTTTGTAATTGCCTTGTGCTGGATATTAGGAGAAATAATTCCTGAGCTATCAGAGTCCACACCTGACAGTGCAAACATCTCGCGCACCATATGCAAAATCGTTGATACATCTCCGCTCCACGCATCAGAGAGCACATGTATCCCATAATAGAACGAGCGTTGACCTACTCGCTCACCCTTTTTCCCTCGGATTGCGCATGCAAGTTCAACATCGTTTTTATATTTACTATCACCAATTAGATCTGCACATCTTCCTCTGTAGCCAGCAGCAGCTAAACGTTTATCTAATAGTTGCTCGACAAAACTCTTCCGCTCAGAAGAAACTATTTGACCACCGGCATCTACGAGCGTGTATTCTCGATTAGCATCAATTTTCGAGTTATCTATATGCCCCGGATCAAATCCATGAGGTTCACTAGAAACTTTGAAAATAAAACTTGAATCACGTTGCCATACGACCGGATTGAGAACCCGCTGAACCTCAAGACTCAACCTATGCGAAGTATAGTCATCCAGCAAGAAGGCTATTCGCCACTTCGCCAGCCCTGGAACTTTCCTTTGAACAAACCTACATAGCTCTCTAACATAGGTTCCACTAAGAGCATATGAAGCATCTGCACCTGAGAGAAGTTCCTTTCCTAAGTTCAGCCTTGCTCCATCAACAAGATCCGCACAAATTTGCAGCGGATCCATACCTTTAACTTGAATGGCCTTGGGTAACGCACCAATTTGTTGCACAACGAAATCTGCGATTTCCACCCGGGCCGTATCAGTCATCCCAAGAACAGAGCGTAAAGTCTCGGACTTAGCGCTTATGGAAAGAGACTTTAGTAGTTCCCTAGTCAACACAAGGTTAAAATAGGTAGTTATTTCAGAAGCTAGTCTACTTACCCTTCCTTTCTCACGCGAAATCCACAAAAGATCGTTTTGCAGATCACTTGCACAGCCGACATATACACCAAAGAAGCCCACCTTACTCAGAAAATTCGCATCATTATCGTGTCCCGCGATATGAGTTCTTATGCTCAAATATCGGAACACCATAGATTTACCACAGCCCCTCGGCCCTATAAGCACTGTTGGGTCTGGCGATTGAATCAACTGAACCCATTCCAAGTGATCGACAAACAAGCTTAGTAAAAGATCATCACTGGCAAGATGTTCAGCGCTTATCGCTTCAAATGGATGGAAACTTCCGTTAACGGCAGGAACGTTACTAAGCACCGATTCAATATCATCGATTCTCCTCCAGTAACTGGACTTCTCCGGAAAATTCCTCGCGGGATCTGCATCGGCAAGATCATAAATAAAGCATGAGAAAAGTCTCATAAATTCGGGATGCCGAGACGCAACCGCTCTATCTTTTTGTATAAAATTATAGAGAGCAACCAAGCACTTAGCTAAAGATGACCAATCATCATCAATTTTAAGCGTGCTTCTTGATAGTGGCTTCAAGCTGCCCAAGTCTATAATTTTAAGCACATGTGGCGGCGCGCTTGGATTTATATCCAGAATATCGCTATCGGTCTCCACCAACATGACATTTCCAAGATGCAAATCATCGTGCTTTAGATTTTTCGACTCAAAAAACAAAACCACAAACATTAATACACGGGCAACATTCACCACTAAAGACGGTGTTATTTTCTCTGGCTCATTATTTAAGTAATACATCAAATCATGGCCAGTCAGCCAGTCGCTAATAAAGCAAACCCATGATTTCGAACCAGCTGCGCCAGGTTGCGAGCTAAATGCATCGACACGCCCGACATCCTTAGGAATATGAATATATTCCTCCGCTCCTTTTAAAGAAGAAGCCAAGGAAACTTCATTTAATGGACTATTATCTTCGTAGTCTTCAGGAATGCAGAGCTTTGCTGCAAACTCTTGATTAGTAGCCGGATCCACTACATGCAGGACAAAGCCTTTTTTTCCTTTTCGATATTTTACTTCCCTGACAAATCCACTGCCATCTCGACCAAGAATATTATAAGTAGTATTACCGCCCCCCCTATTTCTAAAAACCAATTCCTCTGGAAATGGGCCACCATCATCCAACCACTTTGATATTTCATCTGAAATCACTGGACCTTTTTTATCATTCATATTCCCCACCAATTCCAGAGCCAAGAAATCCAGTTCCTGCTATTTATAAAAACCCAAATAACGCTCTCAAGATTAGACCATCAGGCTAAATGAGCTTTCTGCCGTGCAGTAACGCTCTTTCATCCGATAACTCCAATCCGAGCGATCTCTATCTGCTCGTGCAGCCCAAGCGCGGCATTGCTCCCGAAAATGTACCTTTGCGCCCTTTCTGCACTCCCGATACTCAACAGAACCCCAACCTTGATTCCGGCAGACAGATCCACCGTCAATGACGTTGTTAATAACAACCCACTCAGCCAGATAGCGCTGCCACCACCCCAGCTCTTTATCCACTGCGAATCACGCTCCTGGGTGTGATTTTGAGCACTGCCCTGCCGAGCTATTCGCTGGTCCCGCTCAGCCTGAAATTGCGCTAGGTATTCTTGAGAAACCATGCCTTGAGGCTCAGACGTATTCTGCGGAGCAGGGACGCGCGGCAGCTCTCCACCGTTCTGGCAACGAATGACGTTTTCGTCGATGGCATTCCCACCGTTCAGGCAATCGCGCAGTGAGCGACGATTTGAGGCTTCTGGCGCGGTTGAGCGATGGGCTACTTCAGAAGGAGGTGCCGGAAGGTCCTGAGGATATTCGGCAATCGGAATACTCTCTTCGACGGGCGCAGGGGTCGAGAGACGATCTACGAAAGAACGGAGATAAGGCCAGGTCAGCGTGAGGACTGTAAGCAGCACCATGCCGCCAAACAGGTGCAGAGCGTTCCAACGGAAGGCCTTGCGCCGCTTCCGAGTTATCCCCTCTCGCTGCCGCTCACTACTCTCGCGACGCATCCATTCGCGATCATCCAGTCCCAT